TTCTTCGATTTCACGACCGGACCCTTCTTCGAGCCGCTGTGCAGCTTGCCTGCTGCGTACTCGTCCATCACTTTGCCGATCTTCTTGTCTGATTTCGACTTCTTCATTCCGACGCCTCCATTGCTGAAATCTTTTCTGCCGCATCCGCAACATCGAACGGTATGTCTGGCCTGCACTCAACCGCATGATCGTGCGTGAACTCCATCGTGCCGATATGCTTCACGTCTTTTGACAGGTCGTGGTCGATGTAAACCTTGAACCCGTTCGCCTGTGCGAGCTTGCAGAAGTAAATATCTTCTCCGACCCACACATTGCCAGACGGAAGCCACGCCAGATTAAACCAAGGCAACGGGCATTTCCGAAAAACGTCCATCTTGATGAGCATGCAGCCCATGCCGACGGCATCAACCTCTTCCAGACCCGTGCTGGCGCTGTCCGTGTAGATGCACTCGAGGTTTGCAAAGTCACGGAACGCGACCGTCTTCACGGGAATGCGCCGCGTCGGGTAGTTCGCGGCGACGATGTCCTTGTCGTGCTTTTGCAGCTGCCAGAATGTGTTCGCCGGGAACCGCATGTCGGCATCGAGGAACAGGACGTAGTCGTAATCAGCCGCAAACGCTTTGCGGACAAGGTTCTGCCGCTGGTCCGCAATGAGCGTGCCGCTGAGAATGTTAATGTTGAACGTCCCACCTTGCGGTAGACCGGCGTAAATGTTGGCAGTCAACATCGCCAAGTCTTTTGCAAAGCCAGAACACACCGTCTCCCGCGCCGGTATGCAGATCGCTACCTTCAAGACTTAGTCCTCTTCGTTGTAGCTTTCGTCTTCGGGGGAGCCTTCTTCGTCTTCGCCGTATTCGTCGTCTTCGCCGTACTCGTCGCCTTCTTCTTCGTCCGTGATCGGACCGCCGACGATCCATGCGTCACAGGTTCGCTCTGCGGCGCACTTGAAGTCGAAGATTTCACAAAATCCAAGATCGCCTGCTTCAATCGTTTCCATAGGGTCATCTGCCATTCCCTCTCCACCAAGGCCCTGCGCAATGCAGTCCATCATTCTCTCTGTCTGATTGAACGCCGCGCAGTTGCCGCAGCGCATCGTCTTCGCTTCTTCAACCGGAACGTCCCACTTCGCAGCCAGCTGCTGCCAGTAGCGATCGTTCGGCTTGCGCGGGTTCATAGGCCCGTAATTAGCCTTGTCGATCGCCTTGCCACGGTTCTGCAAGTTGATCGTGATGTCGCGCGTAGCAACCGGACAAGCGCCGCCTTCCATCTCTTCAGCCATGTCATTTGCCCTTCTTTTTCGCGGCGCGCATGTTGTCGACGAGGTTCGGATACGGACGACCAGCCTTCGCTGCCGCAGCCTTCGCAGACGCCTTCTGCTTCGGCGTTAGCTTCTTGTCAGACTTCGTCGGGTCTTTCGTGTCCCAAACCTTTTTCATTTCTTCTTCCCTTCGTTCCGCTTGCTGATCGCTGCCGCCTTCTTCTTCGCGTCAGCCTTGCTCGAGGCTCCCCACGCTTGCAACGATTTCAGCAAGCGCGTCGGTTCGCCGTCCTTATATTCAGGCCCCGGCATGTTACCCATGCGCGCAAGAAACGACGCACGGCGCGGGTTATCGCCAGCCTTCACAGGCGGTTTTAGATCAGAACCAAGATTAGCCGCCTCATACGATTTGCGGCCCGTCTCATTCAAGCCGCCCTTCGCATTCTTGCCGGCCTTGCGCGTCCATGCAGGCGTCTTAGCCATGATCGGCCTCCTGTTTGCGCCGAAAATACGTTGATTGCGTCCTCAACGCAAACATTAGACAACGCCCTTGATGTGACGCTTCAAAGCTTTTCCCGGCAACCACTTGAACGCGCGACCTCCGACCATCGCAGCCTGAGACGCAAACGTGAGACACAACGCGTCGGCCAAGTCAGGCGAACGCATGCGCCGCTTCCGCATGCTGTCCTTGCTCTCAACCTGTACCTTGCCGCTCGATGTGAACGAATAACGCGGCGCAACCAGCTCATGCCGCAGCTGATCGTCAACCGGCAGCTTCACTGCCCTCGTCGTCAGCCAATCCTTCACGCTCAACCATAATTCGTCGCGCAGCTTATTTGCGTTCGGGTTCATGGCAGAACTCTCTGCCACGTTCACATCTCGCACGTTGTAGCCCATCTCGCGCAGGCGATCGGCCACACCAGAACCGAGACCGATCGTATCGACGCAAATCTCGTCAGGGTTGTCGATCTTCATTTCATTCACGATCGCGCCGACAACTTGCATCGTATCGAGACCGCCCCACGACTTCACGTCTAGAACGACGTTCCCCTTCCGCTTTACCAAAGCAGTCCGGTCAGTTCCAAAACGCGCCACGTCGAGACCATAAACAAGAGGATCATTGGCACCAGCCACCACGTCACGTCCGATTGCCCCATCAACCAACTCCGCCGGTATGAGTGTGTCGTCGTCAGCAAGCGCGAACTCACCAAGAACACGGATGCGGAACGCATTGCTCTCGTCGCCATAGGTCGCCTTGATTTGCGCGACGAAGTCAGACGAAACGAGCGGAATATTCAAGCAAGAGACGTGCATCCGAAACCAATCGGACGCTAGGTCGTGATGCGTCTTGTAGAATAAGCCCGAGTTGCGCGTCGGGTTCGAGATCAGGATCGTCGAAGCCGAGTGACCAGACATCGAGCCAGCCGCTGCCTCAAACACCTGTTCAGGCACAGCAGACGCCTCGTCGACCACCAGAAGCACATGCTCAGAGTGAACGCCGGCCAAGGCTTCCGGCCTCTCCGTCGAGCTGGTACGCGCCGAGATAAACGAACTCTCAGGCGCTCCCTTCAGCACAACGCGATCGGAGAAAACCTCAAAGCTCTCACGCAAAACAGGTGGCAGCTTATTGATCCACGTCTTCAATTCCGAATAGAGAGCATCAAACAGCTGCGCGGATGTCGGCGCAGTAACCACCGCCTTCTGCGGATAACGCGTCGTCATGTGCCAGATCAAAGCCCACGAACACGCCGTCGACTTCCCAACGCCGTGACCAGCACGCACCGAGATGCGACGCTCGCCACGCGCCAGAGCGTTCAAAAACTCTTTCTGCCAAGGAAGTGGCTTCGCTTCGAGAACATTCTCGACGAAGCCGACAGGGTCGCGCTCGTACCGCTCAATGAACGTGACGAAGTCGTTACCGCTTTCCTTTGCTTCCTTCGAAGACATGAACTTCCCCCTTCGGCGGGTTGAGCATGTAGGTAATGCCAGCCATCGCCTGCAACAAGTAAATACGGGCATCCTCGTCGCGCGTTAGATCAATCTGCTGCGCCAATTCACACAACGCACCAGCCAACTGCGCCAGCTCGCTTTCCTGCCCAACTACGACCACTTCATCTTCCTCGTCCATCGTCAGTCTCCATACATCGACCGCAGACTATCCATGCTTATGAAGTTATGCCCAACAATGTGACCGCCACGTAGCTCTAGATCGAAAATGCCATACGACCAGCCCGTCGTCGCCGTGCCGGCATACGGAGCCACATAACCCGTCGGCATCGCGCTCCCCAAGTTCAGCACCTCAATGTGCTGCGACGGCCCGATCTTCGGAACTTGCTTGAACACAGCGCGATGCGTATGCCCCCACACGATCGAGAACAGCGCATCATTCCCGATCTGCTGCTCGGAGTTCTTGCCCCCATACGCACGACCCATGATCGTCTTCGGCGCATGCACGAACCCGACGCCGGCAATAAACAGGAACTCACCATACGGCTTCGCGCGCCAATCGTAGCGAGCGAACACATCCTGCAACGCGCCGACGAACATGCCGTCAGCCTCGGGGTGCAAGTCTTGGAACCGATAGACCCGGTCCTCATGGTTCCCCTCAACGACGTGCAGCTGGATGCCGGAGCCTGAAATTTCCTTGTGGATAAGTCCTAGAGCCTCTTCCAAACTATCAAGATCGCGCCTGTAGGACGGCTTCAAGGCCGCGCTGAGAGACCCGATCGGCTCATGCTGCGAGCAGCTGTGGAAGTCTCCAAAGTCACCGATCTGCACAACCTTGTCGGGCCGCGTCTTCGCAATGTGCCGCCCAAACCACTTGAACCGCGTCTTGTCCTGCGTCGGGCTGTCATGCACGTCCCCGATCGCGCAGACCCGAACCGTCTCACCTTCAGGGTTGCTCCCCGCCCGCACAGATACACGCAACCGCTGTGCGGGCGGGAACTCGACTAGACGCGCCTCTGGAGGCTTATCAGCGTCTAAAAACAGATCATATAGGTCAGGATAGGTTCTGGCGATCGGGCCGTCCGAACGCAGCCGGGTGTAGATCGTCGCGCTGTTGATCCCCAACTTGCGCGCCAGCATCATGATCGCCTGAGACTTCGGATGCCCCCCCTTCAACGCCTTCAATAGACCGTTGATCGTCTCTTCGGCCTTGGCTCTCGATAAAGGCGGCTGCGGCATCAGGTTCGTCCGTCTCACATCCCGGCGGGCTTCCCGAGCGGCACCATTGCATCAGCACACTCCAAAGTCCATGCGTCGGGCCGAGGTCAGCGGCGAACCGCCAGCCTGCCTCCTCAAACGCAGGAACGTCAGCGTGTCTGACGTATCGAAACCAGCTGATCGTCATTTTTTAGATTTTTTCGCGCGCGGCGTGCGCGGCTTGCCGGCGGGTGGGGGTGGGGGGTCTGATGGTTTTTCGTCCGTATAAAGAGCGGTAGGTGACGCCGAAACCGCCCCCCCGCCGGGGCGGGACCGGGGGGGTTCTGCAGCATCGACCACCAGCACGGCGTCGAGCGCCGGCTGCGGAGCATCCAGCCTTTCACCTGAAAAGGTTGGATCGTTAGTGATATCAATAGCTTGGCCATCGATGTACCCGAGATCGTTACCCGAACGCCTATTCGACAGCGCGCGCAGCGCATCGAGATGCAGCTGATGCGTGTGCGTGACGTTCGCCTCGACGATCTGCTTGTCGCCATAAACCTTCGGCAGAAGCCTCGATGCCGTCCATTTCCGCGCATCTAGCGCCACGCGCGCCACGTCTGGCGGGATTTCCCCGCGCAAGAGCTTTGCCTCGAGATCGATGATCCCGTCCGCGTGAGCCATCGCTCGAGCTTGGATTGCGCGCGCGTAGTCACGCCCAAACTCTTCATCCTCTGAGAGCCAGCGCCAGATCGAGCGATCGTCAGGCATGTCCTCGTCCTTGCAGACGTTCGCCACTGATCGTCCGTTCGCAATGCGCCGGCAGAACTCGAGCAGGATTTCAGGCGTCTTAATCGACGGCCTTCCTCCCTTGTTCTTGGTCTCAGCCGCTTCACTCACTGCTTCGGTCTCCCCTTCATTCGCAGGCTTGGGAACCAGATAAGTTTCTGTTCGACCCTAACCTTGTATGTCTTGCCATTGTTGGTGACGGCGATGAACCGCACAGCAGGCTGCTCGTCGTCTGTAAGGTATTCATCCATGACATCGGCCAGAAGACCGTCCTCGTCGATCTCTGGCCCATCAGAACGGGATTTCATCATTCAGGCCCTTTGCATCTTTCACGCTCTCAACTGTCGCGCCGGGAAACAGGCTCTTCGTTTGGCTGATGACCCTGTTCGCCTGAAACTCATTCCACACTAGCAGCAGCTCGGCCAGCGTGACGACGTGCGCTGGATCGGCTGCGTCCTTGGCAACCTTACTCACGTCGGCCCGATCAAGGCAGACCGTATATGTCGTGCCTCGATGCTTCGCAGACCAGACGCCTTCGGGATAGGTCTTATGCCCGGCTTCGGTAGCTGCCTTGTCGAGCGCCTGCCATCCACGGATCAGGACTGCCGCCTTACTGACGACAGCATCGAGATCGTTGTCGCGGATTGCGTCGTTCAGCTTCTCTCGTGCCGACGAGAACTTCGCAGCCATGTCGGGCGGCACCAGACGCTGAAGCCTGCCGACGCCCCACTTGCCTTCCATCTCAACGGCGACCCGATCGAGCGGCTCGAGCGCATCACCGATCGGCGTTCTGTCGACCGGCGTCTGCGCTGTCGCCTGTTGCATTACCCTGCTCATTTTGTGCGAGCCTTAGCCCATGAGCCGCACCCTTCTTCTGGCTTAGTCTCAGGCCAGACGGTGACGAGCTTCGGGTTCTCGATCTCCTGTTCGGGAGCCATGACCCATGTCATCGGCATCGGCGCGTTCGCCCTGCATTGCCCCGACATCTTCCCCTTGCTGACGTTCCACCAATGGCACGTCTTGCACTTCCAATAATCGACCGACTTGATCACCATCTCACCTCTCCTTCACTTTGCCCCGATAAAATCCGGACACCGGACACTTCCTAGTGTTGTGTCCGTGTCCGTCCGGATATTTAATCTCGCCTGATGTTGTCCGAATAAATGTCCGTTAAATGTCCGAACTTCCTAAGCATCTGAAATCCAACACCATTTCGCCCACATGCTTATGTGTCCGGCTTGTCCGAGCTTCGGCACCTCGCGCTCGAACGTCCGACGCGCACTGTCACCCTCCAAATGGGTCATCGTGCCAAAATATGTGCGCCACACGTCGACATGGACGACCTTCTGATGCGGCGGGATTTGGTCTAACCCGACCTGTTTTCCCTGCTCCTGAATAGCCATCGCCAGCGCATCGAGCAGCACCTTCTGATTGCCTGATGCCCGCTTCCGCTTCTTCGGCTGATGCGCCTCGTTGAGCGGATGCACGACGAGCGACGTTGCGTCTGGATCGAGCGGTGAGACGTGCATGAGGTCGAGACGGAACGACCAGCTAAGACCATCCATGCCGTCCTTCTGCTTGGTCGACTTGACCGTGCAGACGGGTTCCTCGGCATCGTCGTCAGAGATGCGGGTCAGCTCGAGTTCGGCATCGACGGCAGCGAGGAGCGCCGACGAGCCACGCATGCCCCTGCTCTCGTCCTTGCCTGTGTGATGCACGACGCAGACCGTGCAATCGAGCGCATCCTGTAGCGCCGCCATGACGGAAACGAATTGCATCATCTCTGCCGACGAGTTCTCCTCGCCGCCGGCATAGGCACGCGCCAGCGTATCGACGAATATCACGGCAGGCTTGATGCCGCGTTCACGGATCACCTCGATCAGCGCCGTGAGGTCGTCGAGGCTGCTGCGAAGGTTCATCTGCGCCTTCACGAAATGCACTGGCAGATCGTCGGGGAGGTCGTACCGCTGCATGAGCGCGTCACGTCTGCGCCGCAGGCCAGCACCGCCTTCGAGCGCCAGATAGACGACATCGCCCTGCTCGACGCTGCATCCGAACGCTTCACGTCCTGCTGCAACCATTGCCGCTAAATACATGGCGAAGAACGACTTTCCTGCGCCTGACTTGCCGTAGATTGCGGAGAATGACTTCGCCGGGAGCATGTCCTTCACCAGCCACTTGACCTTCACGTCTTGGAGGTCGTGCCACGGGACGAGGTCGATGCGGCGTTTCGTTTGTTGCGTTTGCTCGACCTGTACTGGTTGCTGCACAGGTTGCGCCGGATGCTGGCCCGACAACATGGCGATCTGGTCCATAAGTCTCGGCTGCTTCGGCAGGACAGCACGCGCTGCGGCCTTCCGATCGCCGTTGTGGTCGAACACGGCGACGAGGTCGAACGGATCGCTGACCTTGTTCGACAGCGGATCGGCAGCGCCATGGTGCGAGAAGACGCACCAATCGCCACGGGAGCCGCGAAACACGACGACGCCGGGAGTTCCGCTTTCCGAGCCGGGCCGGATGTAGCGGTATTTGTCGCCTTCCTTGAAGACGAACTTATAGCCTTCGCTTTCAAGCTTCGATCGGACCCACTCGAGGCCATGCGCCTTGTTGAAGGCGTCGATGTCGCCGGACGGTCTTTCATTTGAAAAATTTGGCGCAATTAATTTCTGCTCGACCTGTTCGCGCTTCTGCCTCTCCTTCGCCCACGCCATCGCCTCGTTGATTGGGAAGGCGTGACCGTCCTCGTTCACTTCGCACAGGAAGGCGTCAGGCTGCTCGACGCGCGGGAGATACCAAGGCTGCGACCACTTGCTGTTCTCGGTCACGTCGGACAGCCAGACGCCGCGAGCGTGCAGCTGCGCGAGGATGAACTGGACGCACGCATGCAGCTCTGCCTGCGAGTGCAGACGCGCCGGGATGACGATCCGATATTTCCAGTGAGGCTGACCGCCGCCATTGACCGGGCGATAGCTGTGCGACGTGTGGGCGATGTATGCGATGCCCATGTCGCGCAATGCGGCGCAGACCTCCGGCATCGGCGGAGCGCCGGAGATGATCTCGCCGGTCTCGGGGTCGATGCGGCTGTCGCCGTCGAGGATGAGGAGTTCCGCGCTGCGGAGGTTCTCGTCCGCGCGCTTCGGGGCGACGAGATCGCCGCCACGGATGTAATAGGAGCCGTCCTTGCCGCCCTGCTTCGGAGAGCGGAGGCGAGCAGCAAGCTGCTGGAAGGTGTAGTCCTTCACGGTGAGCGCAACGTCGGTGCGGCCACCCACAGCAAAGGCGAGCTTCATTTTGTGCTGGCTGATATTTTCTGGTACTGATTTGGTCATGCCGTGCTTCCATTTCCCCCCTAGTGCGGCAGAAACTTAGGGCAGGCCATATCCGTGAGCCTGCCCTTTTTCTTTGCTTAGAACTCGTCGTCGTCTGCCGCAACGGGCTTCGGAGCCGGGGCAGGCTTCGGAGCAGGCGCAGGAGCGGGAGCTTCAGCAGCGCCGTCCATAGCCTCGGGGCGAGCCACCCACGACACGATCGACCACTTCGGAGCCTTAAAACGCAATTCTCCCTGCGGAGAGTTGATCTTAACCGTTTCTAGGCCGGAGACCTCGACGACGGGAACCTTGCCGGGGTTCGCCGCCTGATCGGCCAAAAATTGATTGTGGAGAGCGTCGATCGAGCGCAGCAGGGTCTTCGAGCTGTGCGAGAACTCACGCAGGCCGAGCGCCTTCGAGTAGATGCGGATGCGGAACGCCTGCTTGTGTTCAGGCGAAGGCTGCGCCGGCATACGCTCGCCGTACTTGACCATGTGGAAGTCGGGAGCGCCCGACGAGAAGGACAGCCAGCCGACCTCGATGTTAGCGAAGTCGAAGACCGCCTTGAACGGCAGCGCGACCTCTTCCTCGACGTTCTCCCACATGCCGTCACCGCCCTGCACGCGCTTGCGTGCAATGAAGTCGCCCGACTTCGCGTCGAACTTCACGATCGGCAGGATGTCGCCCGACGAGCGACCTTCAGTATTGAACCCTAAAGCCATAGTTCACCTTTTCACCATAGTGCCACTGATCCCCGTGGCCGGGATTGATGTTGTCCACTGGCTGCACATGGCGCTTCTGCGCGCTTTGCAGCCGGTAGATGAACCTGTGTTTTGAGACGCGCGGGACGCGGACGATCTCGGTGCCGACCGGCACATGGCTGCGCCGCGCGAACTTCTTTCCTGTAGCCGCGCAGGCATAGTCGAAGCGAGGCGTTTTGCGCTCCTGATCGGTGCGCCCGTCGCTGATCCAGTTTGACGCGCGGTAGATCACGCCAGAGTGGTGAGCCGACGGATCGGCGTAAGAGACCAGCATCTCGACATCCTTGCGATGCCGTTTGATGTATTTGATCGCTCGACCAATGAAGAACGTCTCGGTGTTTGTCGGCATGCTGTCGCTGATCCACAGACGGGCCAGCTCCCATGTCGTGCATCCGTACCGCTTCATGGTCTCGCGTGGGGGCAGAGCGAACACAACGACGCCGACAGGCTGATCGTCAAGGAACAGACCGAGCGTCAGCACGCACACACCGGGCCACTTGCCGAGATAGTGCTGGCGGATCATTGCGTCGGCATCCTTCCGCTCGATCTCACGAACGAAGCAGCGGGAGCGCATGGCACGATCGAAGACTTCACCCTCTGGCCTCACTGCGTTGCCCCATACCAAGAGCTTCCACGAACTATTCGTTGAATAGTTGAACGGTGAACGCCGAATTTTTCTGCAAGGCCGGCTGTGGTCAGCATGTGATTACGTTCATGCGCGCAATGATTTGCGCGGATGTATTCGACATCTGCGGCAGTCAGCTTTGAGTTGCCGTTCTTTTCGCCGTGATGTGGCTTGCCGCCAATCTTGTTGCGGCCCTTAATCATCATGTCAGCGACGTTGTCGCCCCATGTTCCTGTGAACAAGTGATCGGGATTGACGCAGCTTGGGTTGTCGCACTTGTGGCAGACAATCTTCCCGTCGGGGATAGGGCCGCAAAACAACTCATATGCGAGCCTGTGAGCCTTGAGATATTTGCGCGTCTTGGCTTGCCGACTTCCAGTGCAAATGACGCCGTAGCCGTATTTGTCTGTGTATGCCGTCCACAACCAGCAGCCGCTGTTTGGTTCAGGAATGTGACGATCGTTGAAGTATTCGAGTGCAGACCTCATCGCGTTGCTCCGTACCATGCGATCAAAGCTGCATCAGACCTACCATCCCATTTCTTTAAACGGAAGAGCGAGGCGTATGCGGGAAAGAGTTCGACGGCCCGCAGACGGGAGCCATCCTTGCCGCCACGGACGCTGACGGCCTTCTGCCAAGCCTGCGGGGTGACGTAGTTCAACGGGACGTTGAGGCCAGCCAGCACGCCTTCGACGAGGCCCACGCCGCGTCCGAACTGGAACATCGAGCTGACGCCCTGCCCCGGCATCGCGCCGACCTTCTCGATCCACGCGACGTTAGGCTTGAAGTCACGGATCGCTGCGGCCACGAAATGCGGGCTGATCTCGCGCTTGGTCTTGCCACCCCGCTCGATCTCAATGATCGGCATATCGACGATCTCGATCGTCATGGCTTCCATGTTGAAGAAGGCGAGTGCACCTGACGCGCCGGGGTCGATGCCGACGATCATCATTGCTGCGGCTCCACTTTGACGGTTGCGCCTAGAGCCTTAAGAAGCCTAAAAGCTGTGTCGAAATGGATGCCGCCGCCGTTGTGCTTCAGGAACCAATAGGCCCCATGCGACAGGCCAGCCTCGGCGCACAGCTTTCGCTGCGACACGCCGAGCCTGATGCGCTCCTTCTCGATAAGCCGAACGACCTGTTCGGCGGATTGAATTGCGATCATTAGTGCGCCCTCGATGCTTCGCTCGACCTAGCTAGGCCGTCTTGTGTTCTAGGCGCAAACAGGCACGCCTAGAACGCAGACTTTTCCACAACGATTTACCAGCTAGGGTCCAGAAGCGCCCACGAAGGCACGGAGATGGTCTGGATGTCGGTAGAGTACCCATGCCAGCCAGCCGGATGCTTTGCCTGCCTGTAGGCCATCGCAGCCTTCTCCATTAGCATCCGGCCAGACATCAGCGACGGCTCGTCGAGCCGGTAGATCCCGATCGCATAGGGCGGCTCGTTTTCGACAGCAACGAACGTGAAGTGATCGGCGTCCCACCCTGTCAGTTCACGATAGCCTTGCAGATAGTGCGCGGCCTGCATGTGGTACTTCAGGCTGGCGATGTTGCGCGCGAAGCCATCGGGCGATGCGTCCTGCGTCGTCTTGATGTCGACGATGCCGTCGCCCCGGTAATAGTCGAAGCGCGCCTTGCACGGCAGGCCGTCATGCGCTTCCCACAGCATCGAGACTTCCGACTGTCCGTCCTTGAGCAGCTCGCGCGCCTGCGGATGCTTGTAGACGGCGTCAGCGATTGCCGCAGCCTTGTCATACGCATCGGCATCGAGGATGAGCTTGCCGGCGTTCTCACGCTCGAATAGCTCAAACGTTTCCTTGCCGACCTTCGTGCGCTTATCGAGCTTCGGCGCGCGTGCGATCTCGATGTCCGCCTTCTCTGGCTCGAGGATCATTGTGTGAACCGCTGTGCCGAGACGCATCGCTGCCGTCGGCTGCATCGGATGCTCCTTCTGCGCCAGATAGTGCGCCGCCGATCTCAGCAGATGCTTTGCGCCGCTCGCAGAGAGAGCGTCGATCGCGTGATAATTGGGGGCAGTCATGTCTGAATAGACGCCAACCTTAAACATCAGTTTTAGTTCCTTTTGAGCTGACAGAGACGAACTTGCGTCCTGTCTTTTTGTCTGTCTTGTATTCCATGACAGTCGGGACATCGACGGAAGCGAACTCTCCGCACCAGTGCGAAGACGACACGCGCGTCGGTGACGGGTAGCGGTAGCACGCGCCGACAGTTGCGCCGCGATAGAAGCGGCAGGACGAGCAGGCAGTCATATCGTTAACTCCTCGATTGCTATCTCAGCTGCGTAGCGAACATCGCCGCGTTTCGTGTAGTTACCGCGCGCGACGAAGCGAAGCGCCGCAAGCGCACGCTCCTTGTCCAGCCGCAGCCGCTCGATCTCGTCGGCTCCTTCCGTGTAGGTCTGATAGACCATCGGAAAGCGTTGCCGATCGACGACTTCTGCGCCTTTACGCATGCGGACGACGACATCAGTTTTCTGCGTCATTCCTTCCCCTCCCCAAGCGCGGCGCGGGCATATTCAGCCACACAATCTTCACACCCGTCATACATCCATGCGCCATGCTTGCACTTGTCATGCTTTGAATGAACGCCGTCAGAGCGATATACGATTGCGTGT